TTTTGCGTCTAGTTGAGTTTGAACATTAGATGTAACACCATCAACATAGTTAAGCTCAGCAGTAGTAGAAGTTACACCGTCTAATAGGTTTAACTCAGCTGTACTTACTGTTGCTCCATCTAGTATTGCTAACTCTGTACTGGTTAAAGATGCTAACTGAGTAGCTGCTCCAGACTGCATATCTTTAAGAGTTGCAATATCAGCATCTAGATCAACTCTTATTTGCCCACTAGCAGGATTGTTATCAACAATAGTTACACCATCACCTCCTGAAACATCAGTAGTTAAGGCTGAATCTATTTTAACTCCTATTCTATTTTCAACAGCTTTGGTAGTAGCTATTTTAGTATCATCACTTGTATGCCAAGTTTCACTACTACTAATTGTTTCGTCACCATCTTGCCAAGCAGATGCAACATCTCGTTTGGCTTCCTGTGTAACGTAGAGGTTCTGGTTAAAGTTATCGTTCAAGTCTTCTGACTTGATAGCTGATCCCGCATAGAACGTAGCTGATAAATTGTCTACGTCTGTATCACGATAAATCCTTACCGCTGTACCACTGGCAGGTACGTGTCCTGTATTAAATTGTACGGTTGTAGGAGCACCAGGTGGTACGGTGTACTCCGTTATAGCCGTGCCGTCAACGCTTACTTTTACGTCAGCGGTCTTTAAGTATTCAAATGGAAAAGTGTACGAGGTGGAACCGTCACTCGTTAAATTTCTTTCTGTAACTGCCATTTCATGGTTGTTGTTAGTTATCTGTTGGGTAGATTGAGTAAGTCGTTAATTCTTTGATTTGTATCTGCGTTATTCTTTGCTGCGTCTACTAAGCCTTTCTCCATATATCTCTTAGTAATAGCTCTACCCTTACCTTGAATATCTAAGTGTTTATATCTAGGGTCCATAGCTATGCGAGCTTCAGCTTTTAATTGGGATTTTCTAAGTATCTTTCTTAGGTGTTGGTATACAGGAAGGTTTTTCCTATAAGCCATTACTTCTTGCTTAGACTTAGTTGGATCTTTCATTAACTGCCTAAGATCATTAAGCTGTTTATTCCATTTCTTATTAGTTCTCATCCTTTCAACTTCTTTCCAAAGATTATCCTCACCCATAAATTTACCGATAAGTTCTCTTTCTTCAGCGTTGTAGTCAACATCAGCACCAGTTTTCTTTCTTAGGAATCCAATATCATCGAATCCACTATTGAGTAACCAAAGTCTCCAAGGCTCTTCACCTCCGCTAACTTTAATTGGGCTGAGAGCGTTTAACATTCTAAGTAGATGATTATCTACCTCATTAACTTGCTCACCTGTCCAGTGGTCTATTTGACTAGGCAGTACTTGTTTTAATGGAGTTGAGTTAAGGACATAACCTCTTAAATCGTTATAGATATCTTTCTGAGCTTGAGTAATAGCATTAGCCACTACACCAAAAGCACCAGACTGAGGTATTGCACCTCTAACTATATTGGCAAAAGTCCTCTTGAGTGCTGATTCATCACCATTCATAGCAGCCATAAAAGGCTCTATACCGTATAGAGGTGTGTTGTTTAGGTATGTAGCTGATATAGTCCAACCAAGTTTACTTAGATAGCTTTCTGTAAGGTTAGTTCCTAAAGCATTCTGGTAATAAGCCATATCACCAACTAAGGCAAACATCTGTTCGACCATTGGAACACCTTTATAGCTAATCCAATTACCACCAACATTGACAGTATATGGTCGCCAACCTTTCCTCATTAAATCCTGTCTTTCTTTAGCATTAACAGGTCCATTACCTCTGATATTACCTGACATTGCATACCAGAATCCCATGATTGCAGTAGCACCTCCAACCATTATCCGTCCTTCGTACTCATCCTTAAGCTGTTTATAGATAGCCATAGCATTGGGAACCTCGTCCCAATTTTTCATACCATGTGCTGATAATGCTTGTTTAATAAGTTCTGGATTATCACCTGCTTGTAATACCTTGGCATATTTACTTTTGATCCCAGGTATCATACCTATTGGTGTATAGGAAATAGCCTGTTTAACTTGGTTAATACCAGTTCTAGGGAACATCATAAAGACCTTCATAGCTGGTACTTTTGACAAACCAGCATTTAACCAAGTAGCAATACCATCATCAGTATTTAAAGCAATTTCACCTGACGCAGTTTTAGCAGCTTGATCAGTTAAGACACGATCTTTATCAAACATCTTGCCGTAGTTAATCTTTTCAGCCTTTATTAGTTCTGCTTTAAACTCATCTGGATCTAATGTTTTACCAAACTTACCAAACACTTCATCATAAGCTCTGACTCTAGACATAAAGGTAGCCATGAACGTATCTGTATAAGCATCGACTCCAGACATAGCTGTCATACCAGTTCTCATCCACTTCATACGAGCAACAGCCCTTTGTGTTTTAGCCCATCCCCAAAAGAATGAGTTCCAATGATCGCCTTCTTTTTCCCACTGTTCTGAATAATCATCAATGATCTTATAAGCATTATCCTCTTCAATAACATAGTCCTTACGGATAGTTCTCATCAAAGCATCAGGATCACTATGGACTTTAGCCATACGTGCTGTCATGTCAGTCCAAGCTCTACGTGTAGTTTCAAACATAGAACTATGGAGGTAGATTGCCCTTTCCCACGGCTCGCTGCTGCCAGTGAATATTGATTTAATACCTGCTCTAGTGAATGTAGTTATTGGCCTTAGTATAAGACTTACTCCATTACCTACAGCTGCTCTTAAAGGAGATAAACCAGATAAGACGTTGTTATAAATACTAGCCCAAGCACCTTTCGCAAAGAGGTTCATACCTCTATCGCCACTATAAATCAATCCACGAGGATCGACTTGTTTCTTGGCCCATGCATCTAAAGATAGAATAGTATTAATATCACCATCGCTATAGTCATAAGCCTCTTTTAATACTTGAGATAGTTTCTTGTTACCAGTCTTATCTAACTCTTCTAAAGTTTGTCTGAGCTTTTTAAAGTTTTCATGAGACTTCTTAGCTCCTTCGCTGATCTCTTTTATAGCATTATCAATCTCTTCAACAGTAACATCTCCCATCTGGAAACGCTTCCAAAACTTAGCATTTTCTAATGTCCAACCAGCGACAAACTTAGCCTTACCGTATTCGGATTCTAAGATCTCTACACGGTCAAGGATGTTCTTATAGACAAGTTCTTCATCCATCAAACCTTTATAGGTCACAGCCCCGTTAGACATGGCTGATATCTCCTTTCCAAGAGTAGACATAACTCTTGCTGAAGTAGCTTGAGTCTCCTTACCTACATAAAGGTTTAGGAGGTCAGACATAGCCACACCTGTTGCATTCAAGCCGTCTGGATTTAAGTATTGAATTTCACGCCTTATTCCATCTTTACCAAGAATTGTTGTTGTTGTTAAATAATCTTTGCTGGTTAGTATTTTTGCTAGTTTTGTACCTGTACCAAATGGCATTATTTTTTCATATAAACCCATCGCTCCATTAAACCTATCAGCATTCCTGAATTTGTTTTGGAAATCAACGTAGTCAGGCATTTCTCTAACTTTCTTAGCTACACCAGCTACTAAGGTGTGTGCTTTACCTAGCTTCAATGCGTTATCTTTAGCAGCATCTGTATAAGGACGTGTCGGGACTGCTGTTCGTGAATACTCACCTGCTTCTTGTGCTGTCACATCTATGGTGTTTCGCCATGCTGCCCCAGGAACAAAAGCTTTGCTTGATTGCTGTGTATCACTAGCTAGTTTAGGTGTAATGTCAGGGTCAAATTCTTTACCCCAAGGGTTCTCAATTATCTTCTTAACTGCTCTTTGATCTGTTGATGCCTGACGTGACCTTTGTCTATCTTTAACAATAGACTCAGCTGGATTACCAGTTACTTCTGAAGAACCCGTCTTCGTTATCTGGTCTATTAATCTAGCCTTCTTAGCAATTAAAACTCCTCTTTGTTCATTATTTAAGGCTCCAGTTTCAAGTGCTCCATCAATATCAGAGATAGCTTTCTTAGTATCAGCCTCCATGTATTTAATCTGCGTTGCTTTTTTAACAGCAGCAGCTTGCTCACTTAGAGGTTTAACTTTCCATAACAGTGGTTTGGCAGCATTGAATCCATATCCAATGATATCTCCTACACCACTGAATACAGTCTCTTCAATACCAATTAAGATTCTATTTAATTCAGGATCAATACCATCTATCTTCATCAAGTCTTCAGCTAGGGGATACCTACCTTGAGGACCAAAGATCTCAGGCCACCATTCTTGTAGACGTTTAAAGTTCTGAGGACTGGTTAGAAATCTGTTTTCTGGATCTTCACCAAAATCACTGGCACTAGCTATAGCACCGTTAATCAGACCGACTCCTCCTACATTCATTGCAGCTTTAGTTAAAGCAGGTAGATTCTTAGCTGCTACCCATTTACCGTAAGCTCCAGCTGTGACAATGGTTGGCAGAATCATACTTGCAGCTGCTCTAAATTTACGAGCACCTTCATTATTCTGCTTTGTTATGTCATCCCAACTATCATCAATCCAACCTAATCCAGGAACAAGACCTACGGCATCGAAAGGTACGTCTAACGCACCCATACCAGAGAGATATGCCCATTTAGCAGGGTTCATATCTAACTTCATATCGCTATGAAAGTTCTGAGATTCTTTAGGTTGTTCTTTAGGTTGTTCTTGTGTTTGTGTTGCAGGTTGACCAGTTAATGTCTGAGCCGCACTGTCAATAACCTTTGCATCTATGTCTTCTGGAGGCGGTGCTTCATTTGAAGTGTTAGGAGTGTTGTAAGAAAAACCTCTTCTCTGTTTCTCTAACTCTTCCCTAGCCATTTCATTAAGTCTCTCTTTAAAAAGAGCTTGTTGATCTAAAATGTCTTCGTTTTCCATCACTCCACTCCGTATTGACTATAAGTACCAGTTTCTACGTCATATTCGTAGTAAGGATCATCTCTCATTTCTTCTCTTCGTAATTGTGCTTCTAAGACTGATGGCTGGTTAATTTTACGAACTACCGCAGTAGACATAAATCTCGGATCTCTAGTCGATTGAGGGTTTCTAGTGACTTGAATTACTTTTAAGAAATCACCTTTAGTTCTAATATCATCAATCAGTTTCTTTGCAGTAGGGTCATCAACATCCCTAAACAAGGTGTATCTAAAATCTTCTACTTTAAGATTGTGCTTTTCAAGTAAGCCTAGTTCTACTGCAACTTCTAATTGTCTTTGCCAAACCTCAGTTGGGCTTCCTAAGCGTTTTTTATCTGCTTTGAATATATCAAATACTACTTCTGGTATCCGATAACTTCTACCTTCTTTAATAGCTAAAGCTATTTCCTTCAAATCCTCTGGATGTAGGAATAGTTTTTTATCTAATAACGTAGCATTTTTGGAAAGCTGTAATATGACAGCGTCCCGTTCTTCCTTTGTATTTGAAGCTATTACTGGTGGGGCATACTGATGTGTACCTGGAGTAAATCTTTGGAAGAATGATTGATCTCCACTCCACCTTTCAGGAGGTTGGACAATAAAATCACCTGAACCAAGCTTACCTTTTTCAAACTTACCTTTTTCTATTTGTAATTGAACAGCTTGTATAGCCGCATCCTTATCCCCAGTATTCTTGTATATCTCTCTAAAGTTTGATATAGCTTTAGCTTTAGCTAATCTGAAACTAGGGTGTAAAGCAGATTCAAGGCTTAAGTCATTTAATGATTGCCTTAAACTATCGCCAAGTGTCTTTCCAACTTCCTCAATATTGACGTTCTTAAATAATGCATCGTTAGCTCTGGCTTGTTCATCATACTTTCTTCTTAAATCAGAAGGAACCCAAGGTTGGTGTAAATCTTCAGAGGTAAGAGTATTATCAGCCGCTGCATCATTAATAATCTTTCTCCATTCATCACCATCTGCTCTTGCCGAAACACTCTGATCTAGATGTGGAAGAAATTCAGCTAGTTCATCATTCGTAAACCCTTGAGCTTTCAACTCTAGTATGATTTTATCACCGACTTTCTTATCGCCATTCCATCTTTGAGGATCATTAAAGAAGTCTCTAGTTTTAACTAAGATCTCTTCTTTCTTTTGTTTTACGGCTAATTCAGTTTGAGTTTTTATAGCATCTTTATTTTTTACACGAGTATCTATCAAGTCATTAACAAATAGTTGATTAACCTCATCACCCCACTTCTTATTCATGTGGAGCATATCAGTATTCTGAAGAAGGTTCATCACCTTCTCGTCATCAGGGAACATGTTGACGTTCGCTAACGTATCAAATATCCATTGTTTAGCTTCAGCCTTATTAAAGTAATCTCCTGTTCTAGGGTTTAATTCTCTTGTTTTTGCAAGGAATGCATTGTTTAAAGAATCTGGTGAAAGGAAACTATGTAACTGCGTTAAAGCTTCAGTTGTTCTTCTCTGACTAAACTCAACATCATTTCTTAATTGAGTCTGTGCAAGCATCTGGTCTGTACTAGATCTCATCTTTTGGAACATTGGCTCCAAGAAATCAGAGCTCAGTCCATATAACTTATGAGCCTTTAGATACTTAATCCTTAAAGCGTCTAATGCAGCTTGCTGCTCAACCTTATCAGTTATACCCATCCTGACTAACTCAGACTTAGCAAACGCTTGCCAGTTCTCACCAGCTCTTACTGAGTACGCCTTTAAACGTCCATAGTCTGAGGCACTATTCTTACCACGTACATAATGTATCTCCTCATTTGTATAGCCTTCTTCCCTCATTTGATCAGCTATTGCTTCAAAGTTTGCACCTTGTCTAAATAACTCATCCTCCATTAAATCAATTCTAAGCTGGTCTTCAAGAGATATCGAGTGAGTCATATGGTAGTTATATGACGCATTCATCGTTGCTTCCCAATCCTTAGCCTTTATTTTCTGATAGTCTTCAAAAGCTGTTTGACTGAATTCAATGATCTTCTGAAAAGCATCATTCTCTGCTTCTATCGACTTAATCTTAGCTTTCTCATTCTGAACAAAGGTTTCTTTGTTAACTTGAAGTGCTCGTTCCTGTGTAGAAAATACTTTGTCTTCAATGTAGATGTCTTTACGATTAGCCTCTTGATTCTTCATCACTCTTTCGAGGTCGGCTTCAGCCTGTATATCCCTATTTCTCCGATCTTTCTCTTCTTGTTTAAGGTTAGCTAGATCTTGATTTTGCTTTTCCTGTAAACGAGTAAGTGCGGAATATCCTGGGTCTATATTACTAAAGCCTTTTCCAATGGCGTACCCTTGGAATTTTGCTTTTGCCATTTGTTGTTAATTATTTAAGGTGAGCCGTAACCCAATGACGGTGTATTTGAACCAAACCCGAAAGTGAGATCACCATAACCTGCGGTTGGGGATTGAAACGATACGTTATTGTTTACTTTATTTATATCGAAGTTATTAGTTCCTGGTGTTGCAGCTGCATAAGCACTAAAACCTGCACTAGCTGCTCCAGCTAATACACTTCCCATACTTGGGATTGGAGTAAACGAAACACCTTTCATAGGTGCAACTCCAAAGTCAAAGTCCTCTAAGGCTCTAGGTAGTTGATAATCATGCAGTGGAGTCTTCAGTGGTTTTAGTGGTTCTGGACCTTTCTCTGGTCTTAGCATACGTTGAGCGTCTGCTTTCCTTAAGAAGTCCCTTAATCCCATACGGGTATTCCTATCTGCACTGATTAGTGATTCCGTCATTATGGCTACTTGCCTACCTTGATCATATAGTTCAGCTTGAGCAGCCTTAACTGCACTCCTACCTGCTTGAGAGGTGGCTGCTAACTCACCCTTCTTTTGTATGCTTTCAATTATTCTATCTTCATTCTGAAATGCAAACTGCTGTTTAGTCTCTTGCATCTGTATAGCAGCTTGGTCCTGTGCTTGCTGTATGGATTGAGCATAGAGATGTTCAGACTTTCGATATAATTTCTTTTTTTGCTCGTGTTCAAATGTTCTTATTTTTAACTGTTGATGATAAGCACGAAGGTTGTTTTTATCTTTAAACGCAGCAAACTTCTTTTCATTAGCTGCTTTTAATTTAACGCCTTCAGTCATGAAAGCTACATCAGCCCGTAGCTTGTCACCAAACATTTCATATGACGGCATGTCATATTCAAGCCACTTCTTCTCGTAGAAAGCATCCTCTGCTTTCTTCTGCTTCTTGGCTGAGTTCCTACTAAATATACCGCCTATACCACTAATAATGGATGAAGCGACTAATGCGGTTCCTGGGTCCATATCTTAAGTCCTCTTGTAAAATCTCGGTGAGTAGTTTCCTTCCCACATCATCGAGTTGAGAGAGACGGGAAATGGTGAGTCATTAAAGACTCGTAAAGTAAAGTTCTTACTTCGTTGATGTATTGGTAAAGTAAATATTGTTGATTCATTTAGTGCTACGTCATCAGCTAGATATGTGTTAGCTGCGGTAACAGGTTGTAGTTGATACCACTCGTCTAGGTAGATAAGTACTGACGCTCCAGCAGCAGGTGCTGTAGTGAATCTAATTTCAGTATCACTTAGGAAAGTAAAAGCTGTATTAGTTACATTGTTTACCTTAACTTTGACTTGACTTCTATCAACATAATCAAGGTCACTTACAGTCCATTTAAAATCTTTATTAGAGTTATCACCTGTATGCTGCTTCTTACCTGCAAACCTACCAACAGCATTCAGTTTAAAACCTAATACACCTGATAGACCTACATCAAATTTAAGTCGTGAAACAGTTAGACTAGCTGTAAAGTCACGAGATTTGCCTTCTGGATCAAGTTGATAGTAAATCTGTGGTAACGTCAAATCGAAGTTATAGGCATAGCCTACGTAGACGTTACTTGCATTATTTGTAAGGTCTTGTCCTGGAACTTTAAAGTATGTCCCAGTACCATCTGTACCTACCTCTGGAGTAATAGTAAATCCAGAGTTGTTATACGTACCAGCTGCTGTTGTACCAGCAACAATAAGTACATTCTTTTGATCAGTTAAATTAGCATAAGGTAGATAACACTTAGAGAAAAGGTTGGTAGAGTCATAAGCTACAGAACTAGCCTGTGCATAAAGATCCATACAAGGGTTAATCTTCTGACCCTGTGCGTTGGTTATGATTGCTACCTCTGGACTCTGAGTCAAGTTTGCTTTTGATAGCGTGTATTGATTGCCCTGCTTAGTCACACAGTACATATCATCCTGATCTAGAGCCATTGACTGAACACTTCCAGGCAACTTCCACTTAAACCAAGACTCCATTAATAATTCATCACCATTCTTATAAGTCCTATAAAAATAGATCTCATCACTATCCTGTGCAGACATAGCAATGAACTCATTCTGAATACTTGCAACCAACGTATCTACATCTATTGTTATCCACTCATTAACTACACGACCTATATCAAGGATGTCAGGACTCTCTCCTAATCCTTTAGGTTGCATAGCAAAGACTCTTACAAAGTTAGGAGTCTTACTAATGAAGTTAAAGTGAGTACCAATATCTATCGGTTCAACATCATCACTCATCTCCATATTAGAGATAGCTCTGATCTTTTGAGATGTAGGTGTTATCGGCCCATCATCATTGTATAGCAAGAATTGTTGTCTTTTACTGAACAGTACTAAACCCTGCCTAGCTGGTACAACTGAGGTTAATTTAGTAGGTCTAACTGAAGAACAATTCAGATCGCAAGGATCGGAGTTTGACTGTGTTCTAGCTGAATCGACATAAAAACGGAATGGCTCATTCCTTACACTTAGTATGACATTATCTTCTGATAAGAAACCGAGTCTATCATTATGGTGAAAAGCTTTTGTAATTGTTTTACCTACAAAACTCGGATGATTATTAGTTAGATCATCTCCAACTAGCCGTGGTTCCCAAACAAATGGTTCAAATGTAAATGTATTAGTACCAGTATTCTTTAAACTATGTGGCATCGTAGAGGCTGTTAAACCTGTAGAAACATTTGGTGCTATTGTTTCTACCCAGTAACCTTCACCACCTGTTGAGGGGTTGGTAGCTACAAATTTAGCATAAAAATCATCAGTATCTGTACCAGGTTTATTTACTATATGTACTACCTGACCATGAAATGAGTAATTTGGTAGCCATGATACATTACTAGCCCAGTCTTGGTAGACAACAAGTCTTTCATTATCATCTCCACCTTTACCACTTAATGTAAATGCAGTTCTGGTAGAACTGACAACTCTATCTAGCTGTAAAGATGTGCCGTGTTTGGTTACTTGTAATCCACTAATACTTAAAGCATTAATCTTAGTTTCTAAGTCATCTAATATTTGATCGAAATCAGCATCTGTAGGTGCAGTATAAGCAGATGTTGTACTACCGGCTACTGTTACAGAGAATGTTTCTCCCTGCATCTGTTCTATCTTTCCACTTAGTAGAAGAGTTCCTCTACTCTGAGCTACAAAGTCTGTAGGTGCAGGTAGTGTAGTTACTGTTACTAAGTTATTAGTAATGATAGTTTTATCTTGTACTGTCAGAACATCGTAGTTAGTCTTAGCACCTGTTAGATAGCTATGTGCATTACCATTAGTGATGGTACACGCAGCTCCAGTACCTGCATTCCATACATACAGACTTCCATTAGTATTACCTACTTTAGGTGTAATGCATCCTATGTAGCTTGTTGTTGCATCTCTGTTTATATAGAACCATTTAGCTCCATCTAACTGAGTCCCACTAAAATCAGTACCACCTGTATTTTTTAATTTAGATATAAACTTGAATCCAGGTCTCTTAGTCATACCTAATGTCATATCAGGTAAACCATTAATACATTCTTTTACTTGACCTGGAAGTTTCTTACTATCTGCTTGTTTAGAGACTCCACTTAAATAGTTAGAGACCCTCTGCGTAACTGCTGTCATTATCTGCTCAGTGCTTTGTATGGTTGATAACTGACATAAGGGTGTGCTCCGTCAGGATGTCCAAAGAATGAATAATCACCTTGTGTAGTTTCATACTCAAGAGCCATAGCTCTCATATATGCTTCTTTCTGTTGGAGTATTTGGTATTGAGTACTGTCTCCTACTATTCGACTAGAGGTAACACTAGATGCTCTAGCTGTTATGTAATCTTGTATAGGTCTTGGTAGATCTACCCAATCAAATAGCCATGTGATGTCGCAGTCTACGGCACCATCTGTCCATTCCCATGTGTGGTGTTCCTTGTCATATAACTTCCCACCTTTTCTAATTGCTTGTTTGTCTGAAGCATTAGAAGCACTGAGATCTATCTGTAATATGTTGTTTGGGATGACAATATGGTTAGTACCTGAGTCAGGTGTCATCTTGTAATGGGCTTCTTTATTAAAAGTCCAGCCTTCACTTTGTACCTCTCTAGATACCTCTAGTAGAGTTTGATATGCAATCGCAACGTCTGGGTTGGTTTCATCTAAAGTGGTGACTGGAGCCTGACCACAAGCCATCAGTATTTGATTTATAGCGGGTAATTCTTGAGCAGCGTTAGTGGTAGGAAAAGCCATAATTGATTAATATAAATAAAAAAAAGGGAGCCGTAATGACTCCCCTTATGTGTAAAGAAATTATCTTTAGAAAGCAGCTGGTGCTGATGATGTTGCTACACCTGCATAGAGTTCTACGCAAGCAGCTGGGTTAACATAATCTGCCCCACATGCTAAGCGACCTAATATCACATCCCCTTGGTAAATCACGGAGACATCACCCTTGGTTACTTGTACTTGAGGTCCGATAGCTTCAACGATACCTGCGCCTTCACGTTGTCCAATAATACCGCAAGTATTATTGAAGTTAGCTGTTGCACCGTAGTCGTTGTTGATACCTGTATCTGAATCTTCAGCGTCTTCAATTCCTTCGCTTACGAATGTTCCTGTGTTACCTGGATCGGTTACACCTGGGTTCGTAGCACCTGCAGTACCATACTTAGTACCGTAAGAACCAAAGAACGGTAGGTTCATTGACTTGTAGATCTTGATACCAGCGATCTCAACAATGCCATTACCCTTCTGACGGGCTGAGCCTTGTGAGTCTCTGTTTATCAAACCACTATCTCCAACCTTTTGGATCAATTCATAATATTGACGAGGGTTCAAAATCCCGAATCTCCCGTCGTTACTGACCCCTTTCTCGTCAAGTGCGGCTGCTGCATCATAGAATGCATTCACCAACTTATCTGAGTCATAAGCATCAGAAGCTGCAGTACTAGAAGCAGTACCAACTTTGATCTGAGTACCACCTGGTTCTACGAAGTTAGTCTTAGTGATAGGTGAAGCTACACGAGCACCACGTACTAAAGATCTAAAGACAAGACGGTCATACTTTTGAGCTAGAGCGTATCCAATCTTTCTAGATACCTCTGACCTCAA